GCATGCCTTCTTCACGTTCGGGCAATCGCGGTGGCCCATGACCTTGGTCTTAGGGTAGCGAGTCTGCACGTCTTTGACAAGTTTTGACAGCGCCGCCCATTGTTCGGGCGTGAAGTTGTTTTCGGCTTTGGTGAAATCTTTCTCGCTCACGCCGCCAACGAGGCAGATCCCGACACTGTTACGATTGCGCGTCGGCTCGTGCGCGCCGACGAGGTTCTCGGCGCGGCCCCTCTCGACCTTGCCGTTGCGCCGGATCACCCAGTGGTAGCCAATGTCGGCCCAGCCTTTAGCCTTGTGCCATTTGCGGATCTCGGCGACGCCGACGTCCTGTGACGGGCGGGTGGCGGCGCAGTGGATGACGATGAAGGACGTTGATGCGCGAATCATTTATCCGCCTTATGGCTAAGGATATCCTGTATGCGGTCGAGCTTGGTAAACACGGTCACCATTGCCGTGGTAAACTCGTCGCGGGTCATGTATCGACCGGCAACCAGCACTTCGATTTCAATCATCTTGGCGGCCAGCTTTTCATCCGACCGCTCAAGCGTCCGGATGCTATCGTATACAGTCTTCAGCACGACGCTGCCGAGAGCGCCGGCAATGCCAGCGGCAATGTTAAAAGCAGTCTGCAAGTCCATGATCGGGCGTCTCATGTTTGTAACCAGCTACCTTACCAATATCTTACTGACGCCGCGTGACGTCAATGCATCAGCTGCGCGCGCAGCCGGTTCTGTTCATCTACGGGGCGTTGGCCCGCCAGCACGTTCTGAATTTGGCCTTGGGTAAAGATCGGCGCAGCGCCGCCTTTTGGCGTCTGCCGCCACGACTGCCACGACTGCTGCTGCGCGGCGGCGCGCTCAAGCGCGCGCGCGGCCGTTTCAGGATCCATAAGCTCCCGCGCAATCTCCATAGCCAGTTTCTTGTCCACCGCGCCCTCCAGCCGGCGCATGATAGTGTTCGCAATCGTAGCGAAGCGGTTCAGCAGGTTGACGCGTTCGCCCGCGACATCGCTGGCCAGCGATTCTATGTTAGGCGCGACGCCGCGCCCCTGCGACGCCATGCGCTGCGCTTGCAGGTCACGCGCCAATTCTGCGGTTACTTCACCAATCTGCTGGCGCTGCACAGGCGTCAATTCAGCCAGCTTGGCCTCCATTTCCTTTGGCGGCGCACGCTGCGCGCGCGCAAACGACGCCGGTTGCATAGGCTGGCCCTCCAGCGCGGGGAACAAAGACTGCTCCAAGAAGCGCCCGGCCTCGACTTGCGATATGAGCTTGGATTGGTTCTCAAATGAGCCGCGGGCGGCGTCGTATTCGGGGATACGCTTGCCGACCCACCCCAAAAACTCATCCTGCATTTCGCCAATAGACCGACCTAGACTGCGCCCCGTGTCGGTGCCGGGTGATTCGGCGCTACGCTTTAAGTCGTCCAGCGCCTTCTTGATACGGTGCAGTTCCGCACCAGTAAATGTTTCTGTTCCGTCAGGGTCCACTTGTCCGAATGTCTGGCCTTTGTTTTCGGCCGCGCGACGCGCCAGGTCTACAGCCTTGCGCATGTCCGGACGCATCAGCATGTCGCCAAGCTCTTCGTCTACCTGAACGCGAACTTGATCGGCGCGCTTGTACATGGGGCTTGTAATGGCCTCGCGCTCCGCTTTCATCGCCGCCAATTCTTCATCTGTGCCGCCGACGCGCCGCATCTGCTTCTGCAACGCTCCGCGTTGCTCTTCGCCGCGCTCAAACGCGGACGCGGCGCGCAGTTTAGCGGCCTGCTGACCGAGCGACTGGAACCCCGGCGCGCCCGCCTCTGTAGCCGCCTGCATGGCCGTGCGCTCATATCCAGGTACAGGGCTGACAGCCGACTGGCGCAAAGCGTTAATGACTTCGGGACCGCGCCCCTCGACAGCTTGCATGTACGCAGCGGCTTTCGGGTCTGCGATGTCCGCGAGGCGGTTCAGGCCAAGGTTAAACCCGCGCCGCGCCAAATCGCCACCGCCGCGCACAAACGCAGGCACGCTACCGCCCATAAGCCCTGCGCCCATAAGCACTAGCGGGTTATCAACATTGCCGTAAACAGACGCCGCCGCAGGCGCTGCGGCCCCGGCGCCGCCGGCCGCCGTTTGCAGTATGGGGGCCTGCCCCATAGTGGACGCCACGCCGCGCGCGACAGGCGACGTCAGCGCGGGCGCAAGCGCGCTGGCTGCGCGTGCGCCCAGCCCGCCACCCAGCGCTCCTTGAACGGTAGCCTCAAATACTTGCTGTTCTGGCGTCTGCGCCGGGCGGCCAATCCCGACGCGTTCAGCCAACCCTTGAATGGTTTCGGACGGCAACGGCACGCGACGAGCGCCGAACGGCGTCGCCACGACGTTATATAGCCCCGTGCCAATATCGCCGACGCCAAGCGCAATAGGCGCAGCAGCAGCACCCAATCCCGCACCCACAGGACCGCCGACCACTGCGCCGCCCGCAGCGCCGGCACCCATTGCAGCGGCGTAGGGAGCGGCCGCGCGCGCCGCCACCGCGGTCCACTGGGCTGCGCTGTTGTCGGGCTCACCGGTGCGTGCGCCGGGGATGGCGTCGCCAATACGCCCGCCGTATTTTTTGGCCAGCGCCTCGTAATCGGTCTTGGCCGCGGGCGGGGTTTCGGCGACCGAACCGCCGTATTTCTTGGCGAGCGCTTCGTAATCCATCAGAGACCTGCCTCCCGCCGGAATCTGTCTGCAGCGGCGCGGTCGGGGAACGTAAACACGCGACCGCCGGGAACCGGAACTGTGACCGGACCAGTGGCAGGTGGCGCGTTGCGCTCGCCCTCTGACAATGCTGACTTGCGCGTCTCAAACTGCCCCGCCCGCTCACGCATAAGACGGGCCACGGTTTGCGCTGCTGCGCGGCGTGTCTCAATCGGCTGCGTGGTGTCCGCCAGCTGGCCCGCTGCCGTTTCGTAGCTGCGGCGGTCTGCGTCAGATTGCGGGCCCTCAAATCGGGGGACCATCTTAAGCGCCATGTCCGCAATAGGCGCAAGTTTAGCGCCTGCCTGCGCGCCGGGCGTGGACACGCCGATGGTAGCGGCCGCCTTATCTATAAGCGTGCCCACAAGGCTGCCTGTTGACTTGTCCAGCAAGCCGCCCTTCTTTGTGGCGGCTTCCAGTTCGGTAACCGCGCGCGTCAGATCCACGTCCGTTTTACGTTCTTGTTCTTGCAGTTGCGCGGCTTGCTGACCTCGCGCGGTCCCATAAGCGGCAGCGGCAGACTTCTCAATTTCAGTGGGCGCGGTCGCAATCGTCAAAGGTGCTTCGACACGGTTTGTGAATTTCTCGCCTGTCGGTGACCGGGGCAGCGCGGGCTGCTGCGCGCGGAACGTGTCGCTTTGTACAAGCGCGTTCGGCGGCTCGCCCGCAGCCGCGATCTGCCCGGGCAAACCGCCGTACAGCGCCGAGCGCCGGTTAATGTCGGCCATGCGGTTAGGCGGGACCGGGTAGGAAGGCGCGCCTTCCGCAGGGTTGCCGACGAAGGGCGCGGCGCCCGGTTGCCTGCGCAAGACCGGCGTTTCAATAAGCTGTTCGCCGGGGCGAAGTGCTTCGGGCCTTGAGTAAGTGACGCCGCCGCGGTCCACGGTCGTCTGTTTTCTTGGCCGGCCCATCTCTTCGACTTCTTTGCGGATGGCGTCCGCCGAATTGACTAGCCGCTGAGTGACCTGCTTACGTTGATCTGGCTGCAAGGACGCCCACTCCTGTGCTGTGGGCAAGCGGATGCCGGGCAGATTTGGGGCCGCCTCTTTGTACCATTCGGCGTAGGATTTGGGGTCTAATGGATCGACAGTCGCCAGCCGATCACGAAGGTCGGCAAACCGCTTTGTGCCCATTTCCATGACGCTGGACCGAAGCTGCTGGCGTGTTAATTCAGTTTGCGCCTGCTGCGCTTCTGCCGTGCGCGCTTCGCGGGTCGCCGTAGCCGCAGCGCCAATGACCGGCGCGCCTGCTTTTGGCGCCACACTGAGCGCGCCCAGCATGCCTTGCCGCGATGTCAAATCAAGGTTGGGGTCGCGCAGATACTGCCGCAGCGCGTTGGTCTCTTGCAGATCCCGCGCGCGCTCCTGAATGAGCATGTTATTTAGCTGCTGCTGTTGCAGCATAGGAATCATCTGCAGCGGATTGAACTGCGGCGCCTGCGTTGGCTGGATGCCGGGAACTTGGAGGTTGTAGTCTACCATTATCTAGTTCCTGTCAAACAAACGGGCCCATGCCGGTGTAGCCGCCGGCGCCATACGCGTAGGGGGACCCCGCCGCGCCGCCGAATGACGTGGCCGCAGGCGCAAACCGGCTCATCATGTTGTTCATCATGTACGCGTTGCCGACGCCCTGCAGCGCATTGTTCAAGGCGTTGGCTTGGTTCATGTACCCGGATGCGCGCGCCGCGCCCTGCGCCACCGCAGACTGCGCCAGTCCTTGCCCGAGCTGGCCGGCAGCGCTTGTCAGCGTGTTTGCGCTGGTCTGGCCGGATCCCATCAGGCTCTGCAACGGATTGAGCTGATTCGAGCGATTGACCTGATAGCGATTGAACGCGTTCTGGTATTCGTTGCTGGCCAGATCCTGTCCGAACCGCTGGATCCCCTTCATCATGGACCCGGACATCAGACCGCCGCGCGCCGCTGCCGACCGCTCCAGCGCCTTCATGCCTTCCGACATACGGAAGTCGTAGCCGGGGTCGGCCTGAAAGTCGGCCATGCCAAAATCGCGGGCGTACTTGCCGTAGTCGGCGCTGGCCGGGTCCACCGTCAGCCCGCTGCCTGCCGCTGGCGTCAAGCCCAGCAGCGTCATCAGCCGGTTCTGCGACGTGAGGCCGCCTTGCCGGAAAGGCTCCTGCAGCTCGACCTGTTTGTCGAACATCTTCTGTTGCTGCTGCGCCGCGATCTGCGCCGCAATGATCTGCGCTTTGGCGGCCTTTTCAGAGCTGCTGGCACCCATCAGGCCGCCCAGAATGGACCCGCCTGCGCTGACCGCAAGTGCTGTTTCTATACCCATCAGTGTATCCTCGCCACTGTACCGTCGTCACACTGGGCAAAACCAAGCCGCGCCAGTATAGCATACATGTGCTCGTGCCCCGCCGTAACCCGCGTGAAAGCATTATCCGCCGCAAACAGCTGCGCCAGTATCCCCCGCGTCGCCCAGCGCCGCCGCCAAGCGGGCAGGATTGACGCATGCACCTCGCCATTGCGGAAATACGCCGCGCCAATAGGCTCGCCGTCGCGCACGACGAGTTTGACATCCCACTCGCGCATAGCCGCCTCGTAGACGTCGTAGTCAATCGGCTGCGTCCAGTCAGTCGCGGCGTACCCGATTTTAAGGGCGGTCTCGCGGTCGTCGGTGAGGTGTGTCGCCACGCCCGTCGCTCCTAGAAGCCGCCGTAAACGACGAACATGATCGGCGTCGTAGGGGTCTGCGGCGCGCCGGTTGCGGTGTTGTTCGTCTTGATGGTGAAACCAGCCGTCGTGAATGTGGTGGTGTCCGCCCAGCCGACTAGGCCCAGCTCGGCTAGAGTGACCAGCACCTGATAGTTGGCTGAGGTCAGTGCGCTCGTAAAAGTCACCGAAAAAACACCCGTGCCAGACCGAGTGACTGTAGACCCGTTGACAGCGCCGGTCTGAAAGGCTGGCGTACCTGAAGGCGTCAGGATAGTCGCGCGCGCGCGCACCGTACTGTCCGAGGACCACGACGGCGTAGATCCGTCAGTATACAGCAGCCGCCCGGCGTTGCCCGTTACCGAGGGGACGGCCCGGTTGGCGGTAGACACCCAATCCGTACCGTTAGACAGCAGCACGTTGCCGCTTGTGCCGGGGGCGACGCCGGTGACGGCGCTGGTGCCGTTACCGACCAGAACGCTCTTGGACGTCAGCGATGCCGCGCCGGTGCCGCCCGCCGCGACGGGAACCGGCGAAGCCATGCTGGTGACAGTGCCGTTGACAATGGTCACGTTGGTCATGGTCGAGCCAAAGACCGATCCATTGTAGACAATGTTATTGATAAGTTGGAACGTCGTGCCGTCGTACTCGACCCAGGTCAGCTTCCCGGCCTGGATGTCGCCGGCGCTTAGCGTTGCCGAGCCATTCTTCGTGATGCTCTTGGCGGTCAATCCGTCGATGGACAGCGTGGCGGCCGCCGTGTTGCTGTTGGCGGCCACGAAGCTGTACGTCTGCCCGGCGGCGTAGGCTGTCAGCGTCGGCGTGGCGGTGGCGGCGATCGTGTTAGTGCCCGTCACGTTCGACAGCAGGCTGTTGATGCTGTACGGGTCGTTGATGGGCGGCAGGTTATCGTAAGTGCCGATCGTGACGTCGGCCGACGTCTTCAAAATGAATTTGTACTGGACGCCGACCTCCAGCCAGATTTCATCCGGCGTGCGCCCGGCAGCGTCCAAAATGATCGGGTTGGGGTTGGCAACCGCGCCGGTGCTGGTGGTGTACGTCGCCTTGGGCGTTGTCGTGCCCGCCGTGTAGGAGTATAGCTTGCCGCCGGTCAGGGGGTCGCCGTTATTGTCGAAAAACTGCGCCCCGGCGCCTGCGAAGGAAGATAGGTTATAGGCGACCATTGGCTACACCACCTGTGCCACTGTGAGGATTACGCTGGGCGAACGCGGGTACGCCGGCGAAGAGCTTGCTGCATAAGTGTTCACCTGAGCATACCCCAGCTTGGATAGCCCGTACAGTTCGAAATACTGGCCTGCGGTGAACTGGTAGAACAGGTTGACAGTCACAAGCGCCGATCCGTTGTCAACCCCGTGCTTTTTCAAAACCGACACGTAGCTGGCCGAGTCGGCCACGTCGGCGCCGTTGACGCGCAGCCACGCAGTAAACCGGTCGTCATTAGCGGAAGCGTTTGTAAGCTGAATGCTGAACGTGATGGTGTAAGTGCCCGTCTGCGCAATAGTTACGCGATTGGCCGACAAAGCCATATTGCGCTGAAACTGAACGGAGCCAACCGGGATGATGGTGGGCGTATCGGCGGTAAACGATGGGCTGGTAGTGTCATAGTAGGCCCCGTAGCCGACAGGCACCCACTGCGGCATGCTAGTCGCGTCGGTACCCAGATAGCAGTGGTCCGCGCCCACCGGCAGCCGCGACAAAGTGTTGGCCGCGCTGGCGTACAAGAGATCGCCCGCGACGTACGTCGTCTGGCCAGTGCCCCCGCTAGTGGCGGGGACCGCGCCGCTGCCGAGGCCAATGAAGTCGTACAGATTGGCGAAAAAGCGAAACCATTCTCGTGTCGGCGCCTGCCGTTCGTCGGCGATGGCCACGCGGGGGGCGGGAATCTGCGTGTCGTTAAGCATTGGTCTGCCCGAGAATCAGATCCGCGCCCATGATGTTGATCTCGACCGGGTCGGTGCCGGAGAGCTCGTAGACGCGATCGCGCAGCTTCATGGTCATGCCCAGCCGGCGGAAGAACACGCGGGTGTTGTACCGGCCAAGCTTGCCCATCTCCGCCCAGTGCTCGTTTGACCATGTGTGCCCGCCATCGTCGGACCAGCGCAGCATGATCTGGGGGTCGGAGCCCTGCACCAAACCGTCGAGCCCGACGCCGCTCTCAATGTCGATCTGCAGGCTGTGCTGCGCGGTGCGTTTGAAGTTGTTCGCGTTGGTGGGCAGCGCCCGCCACGACCGCAACCAGCGCTGCGGGCGGTCGTAATCCTGATGGTAGTTAATATCGTAGGCGTACACGCGCCCATTCTGATAGTCGCCGACGAGGATGTCGCCCGCAAACGAAGCCTGGCACGTTCCCCGCTGGCGCGTGAAGATGCCGTTGTCGAAACCCGCGCGTTCGTGCCACGCGCCGGTGGCAACGTCGTAGACCCACGTAGCGTTGGCCGAGGGGAAATTCAGCACGTAGAACGAATGGCCGTCCTGCTGGTAGGTGTACGCCACTGCGTCGTCGATGTTGGCGTATCCTTGGATCTGCCACTCGACGGCGTGCGTACTGATGCGCTGGCCGGTGTAGCCGTTGGCGCGATAGACGATGCCCTTGCCGCGCGCGTCCGCGCCCAGCCAGAACAGGCCGTTGTCGAGCTTGGCGACCGAGAACGTCGCCGCGCAACCGATTTCGTTAAACGCGCCCTGAATGCGCTGCAGCGGAAAATCGGCGGCGCCGGAATTATACCAGACTTCGACCGAGTTAGTGCCGAACAGCCAAACCTCCGAATGGTCTACGATCGACGACACTAGCCCGTCGGGGTCGCCCTCGGCGCTGGCGAAGTCCAACGGGTCAATCATCGTGCCATCGTTCAGGCTGGTCACCCACACCCGTTGGCTGTTGGGCTCAATAAAGACGAAATATTCGTCGAGGTACGAGACCGTCAACGCGCCGGGGAAGTCTGGATCGGTGATCTGCTGAAAGGCCAGCGTGCTGGTGTTGTAGATGTAGCTGGGGCCATTGCACGCGATGAATAGCTGCGTGCCGTTATTGGCCATAGACACCGGGCCGTCGTTGGCCAGCGTGCCGATCAGCGTTGAGGTATAGGCTTGATCGACGCGGTAAAGCGAACTGCCGGATGCCACATAAAGGTATTCGCCAAAAGCATTCATGCCCCGAATCGGCCCGACGCCCAGCGTCGCGCGCAGAACCAAGCCGGGGACACGCTGCAGGTACGCGGCGGTCTTGCCTTCCTGCAGCACTTCCGGAAACAGATTGACCATCCGGTTGTCGGCCGCATTGACGCTGCGAGCAACGTACGCGGAGCCGAGAATAGGCGTCTGCATCAGTAGTTACCCGCAAAAATATTATACCGCTGGCGAGTAGCAACGATGCTGTACGGCATGGACATGACGTCTTCGGGGCTGTTGACGCGCTTCAAGTTGCGCTTGCTCGTCATGGCGATGCGCTGCACTTGCGGCGAAGGCTCGACGCCGAACTCCGGCGCGATCTCGCACGCTAGATTGTACGTAAACGCGCGAAGGTATCCTGGCGGAAACGCAAGCGTAGTCGCTAGCCCGGCAGGCTGCGTCAGCTCTTCAACCGAGATGAAATGCCATTCCAGATCACGAAACGGCACTGGGTAAACGTACATATCGACGTCAGGGTACGCCATATTGACGAAGATCACTTGCGGGTAAGTGCTGGTGACCGTCTTGACGGCGATACCATCGTACTGGGATTGGTTGATAAACTTTATGCCGTAGGAGACATTTGTGGACGGGTCGCGGAAATAGGTACTGTCGTCGAAATAGACAGGCCGATTGCCGACAAAATTACCCGTTGGCCCCAACGTCCGGCTGCGTTGGCTCGCCGGCCACGTGAACACCTGATCCTGCGTTGAGAACACCGACAGCCGTTCCGTGTTCCAACTGTCGATCATCTGGTTCATTGCCGTCAGCGCGTCCTGTGACGTCGCGGCTGAAGGCGTTTCGCCTTCGGCCAGCACGCCGAGGAGCCGCAGGGCTCGATTGATCTGGTCGCCCGCTGTCGCCATCAATAGTCTCCGGGGTGAATATCTCCCACCCGTTCTCCACGTCGTAGTCGGCCTCCAGATCCATCGTGGCGACCTTGGTGCCGTGGACCGGGTGGCGCAGATAAATTACAGCCATTTAACACCTATGGAAAGGGCCAGGCGGCCCGTAGGCCGCCTGTTATATTGTATCAGGATACCGTAAAGCTGAGCCGGTAAACCGGGAACGTGACCGTGTTGGCCAGCGTGCCGGTGGCCGCCGCACGAATGCGGAGGCGGTCGCCCGCAGCCACGACCAGATTGGCCGCCGTACCGTTGAGCGACAGAGAACGCAGAGTGTTAGCCGCGAGCGCTGTGCCTCCTGTAGCCTTGGTCGTGTTGGCGTCGGTAGCCGCCAGCATGGCCGTCGAGCCCGCCCCGGCGAGGCCGAGGTTGGTGATCGTGAACGTGATGAAGTTGGTGTCGTTCGCCGCGAGGGCGTCAACGCCGGAGAACTGGGCCGTAGCCAACACCCCCGCAGCCGGCACAATGACGAAGACGTCACTGTTGCCAGTGGTAGTGATGGTCGCACCCTGCTGGCCTACGGTTACACCGGTGGCGATGTTGGACAGAATGCGCGACGTGCTGTCGATAGTGGCGCCCGTGATGGTCGTGCCGCTGGTCAACTCCGGATCGGAGTAGGCGACGCCGACAGGCTTCTGATTCGGCATGTAAGTCACTCCATAGGTGGTGGGCGACCCGTAGGTCGCCCGAGGCTGGCTAAGCCACGCGATAGAGCGTCCATGTGGTGGCAGTGGTCTTGCGCGCGATCAGCATGGCGCCGGTCGTGACCGGAATCGTCATGGTGAGCGAGCCCGAAACCGTCCAGCCCGTGCCAGCGGCAATGACCGCAGTGCCCGAGGACGTGCCGAGGTTAACAACGCGGAACGAAAAGCTCGTGCCGATACGATCAGAGTTGATGAGCGTCGCCTCAAGATCCGTGACTGTCGGCAGCGTGTACGTCTGCGTGGACGTGACGCCGCTGTTGGCCAGAATCAGGCCGCCCAGAATCTGCGCTGCCGTGAGGGTGGCCGTAGCAGTCAGAGACGTGGGGGCCGAGATCAGATCAATGATCGGGTCGTTGAGGTTGCCATCGCCGACCTGATAGCCGCCGGCGCCGTTGGGAAGTGCCATAGTGATAGCTCCTGAAAAGAGGGGAAAAGACGCCCCGTAGGGCGTCCAGTTAGCTTAGCCCCAGAGGCGCACGGCCATCTGCGGACGGATGACGCTGTAGCCGTAGAGAACATCAATACGACACGGGAGACGGTCGTTGTTGATGTCGTACTGGCGGACAATGCGCAGCGAGATGCCGTTGTGAACCTGGCGCGAGGCCATATCGACGCCCTGCGGCATGAGCAGGTCGGCGGTGGCGAACGCGATGGCGTCCTTGTGGTAGATCAAGTTCTGCGGGTACTGCGTCGAGGGCGACCCAAGGAAGGTCACCGTCTTGCCGGACTGCGGCAGAGCATCGACCGTGGCCAGCGCGTGCGAAGCGGAATACATCGCGGCGACCGTGACCGTAGCGGTCGTGGACGCCGTGACGTCGGCCAGCGCGACGAACTGGAAGAGCGAGCCCGTGCTTTCACGGGTCTGCGGGTTGACTGCGTAGCAGTCCGCCACTGTGAAGACGTCGCCGGCCTTGATGACCGTGGAGCCGAGGCCCGTGATCACAAGGCTGGTTGCGCCTTCAGTCGTGACCGAAGCGTTCATTGTCAGGGTGCCCGTGCGGGAGCCCGTAGTGAACTGCTTAATCGACTGCGACATGCTGATCTCGTCGTAGCCGAGAATGCCTTCGCCGAACATGCCGTTCTTGAACTGCTTGGAGACTGCCGAGACCGGATTGAAGAGGCCCTTCATGCCTTCGATCAGCGCGGCGTTGGCGGCCGGGTTGACGGTGGCGTAGCGGGGCGACATCACGGCCGCGTTCTCGTTCAGCTTCTGCTGGGCCTGGAGAAGGACCAGTGAAGTTGCCGGCGTTGTGCCCGGCGTGCCGACCGAGTTGCCGATGAACCGGAACGAGTTGGCGACGTCGGCGTCGATGGACGCGGCGAGCTGCGAAATACGCGGCTTGAGCACGCGCTCGGCGAAATCGTCGAGCTGCATGGTGAGCTCGGCGGTCGTGAAGTTGACGCCGATGTGCTTCTGGCTGGAGACGGCGAGCGTGGTGTACTGCTCGTTGTCGTCCTGCACTTGAAGCGCCGCGCCGTCCGTGACCAGCGCGCGGTCGGGCAGACGGATGCGGAGAGTGGAGCCAATCTTGGCGCCTTCGACCGCGAACGAATCGTCATCACCACGTTCAGGACTGGCCGCTACACCCGCCCCCGCTTGCGCGGCTGCCGCTTTCACGGCAGATCAGACTATATCTTCAGACATTTCGCCAAATTCGACCAGTACGTATCATTGACACCAAAGAAGGTGTAACACCGTACTGCGCCGCAATTTCGCGGTTTGTGCCTAAGAAAGCGCGTATCTCACGTACTTGGTCTTCTGAGAGTTTAGCATGTCCGTTCCGCGTTCCGTGTGCTTGGCGACCTTTTGCCACCATGTCCTGCATGTTGGCGTCAAAATCACCAGCAAACAAATGCGCTGGGTTTACACACTTTCGGTTGTCGCAAGAATGGAGAACATACGCCCCGCTTAAGTCACCGTTAGCTAACTCGTATGCTACGCGGTGAGCGTAAGCGGTTTTTCCGTTCTTATGGAACTGTCCGTAGCCGTTAGGCATTAAACAACCCATCCATTCATGACATCCGTTCTCTTTTTCGACCACCTTTGCGAAAAAACGCTGTCTCAAGTCACGTTTCATGTCTGCCCCGCATTTCGGGCCGCTTGGCCCTACGAGCTTGCGCTCTAGTCGTTGAACCTTCATCATACCGCAATTAACGATAAGATGCTCGGCTGCTGATTGCCCAATCCACAGACTTTTCAAACCGTCGCGCTTGTCATTTCTAACTACGCTGTGGTGCTATGGCGCTAAGGGGTTTCCAGCAATTAGCGGGGTTTAACGTCAGCTAGACTTTCGTTTACTGACGGTTCACGGTGCGGGTGATCACAAGAGAGTTCTCGAGGATTTCGAGACTTTTTCTTGTTATCATGTCAATCGTAAGTAGACTATTGCTCATAACCCTGTCCTTTCAGTGGGTTAGCGACGTTGAGCCTCCAACTTCCTGATCTGCCGTTGCCTCTCGGCTTCGATCCACTCCGACGTGCTCATGGTTTTTAGCGAGCGGGGGTCGGTCGTATCATAGGCGGGCGAACCTGCCGTGCGAGCTGCTACCGGCGCGATGGGCGCTGGGGCGGTTGAAGTTTTCTTGACCGGCGGATTGGCGGCCAGCTTGGCCTCAATCTTACCGATCTCTCGCGCTTGCAGGATGGGCGGCAGGTTGGCGATACGTCCGGCTTCCTTCGGGTTGGACCCTAGCCAATAGATGACGTCAGGACCAATCTCGGACGCCTGGATTGTCTGCGCCATCACGTCAGTTATCGGAAGATTCGGGTTGTAGGCGACCTGTTCAAAGTCGTCGTACTTGCCCCGTGCATCCTCTTCGCGTTCGTGATAGGCCGACAAAAACTCAGACTGTTGCCGTGCAGCATCCCGTTGAGCCAAGAGCTCCTGAGCCTTTCGTTCCGCCAATGCTTCGGCGTATGCCTGTGCATTCTCGAAATCGTTAGGCTCGACGGGCGGCAGTGCTGCGCTTGCGCGGGAAGCACTTTGCTGTTGGGCAATTCGCTGAGCTTGCTCGCGTTCCCATTTCCGCTGTTCTCTGGCAAGGCGCTTGCCGACGATGGCGTCCAATTCTTCCTGTGTGAAAGTCTTGGAGGCTTCGGTCGTTTGTCCTTCCGGCTTGGTTTCTTCAGGTGCAGGCGCTGCCGTAGGAGCCTGGTCTGGCGCGGGCGCACCCGCTAGGGTATTCAGAGCTTCATCGCTCATGGTGCTTCCTTTCGGACCCGGTGAACCTCGCCGGTACGGTCAGAGGATAATTGACCATAGTTTAGGATTTTGGTCAATGCTACGGCGCAGGCTCTTCAGCCGGAGGAGCCGGCGCTTTAGCCGCTTCCTGCGCTTCCTTGATCTTCTTGACGAAGTGAACGCCAGCTTCCGCCGCCTGAAGGCCCGCCGCCTTCACAGCAACGTCAATCATGTTCGTCAGCACTTGCGCTTCTTCTGCGGTTAGTTCGATCTTGATCAAAGGTCTCTCCACCTTGGTTTTAGTCTGCCGGGTTAATCGGTTTGAAAGCAGCAGCAGCTTCGGCCAGTTTCTGCGCTTCGAGCTTGCCCTTGCGGTAGGCGTTCGCACCCTGCACAACGTCGGCCTTTACCTTGTCGGCGTAGTTCTGCATGGCTTGTGCCAGTGTGGCCGGGTTGCGTGTGGTGACTTCGCGGTCAACCATGATCGGCTTGCCGTCCGCGTCCGTGCCTTCCTGAACGGATACGGTCTTTGTTTCGACAACGTAGCCGTAGGTTTCATGGCGCAAGAGAGCGCCCTTGACGTCAGGCCAATCGGAGTCGGAGACGGTTAGCGTGCCGTAGATGCCATCAGGGGCATCAGGCATTCCTTCGCACAGGATTTTAAGTGTGGGCATGGGGTTGTTCCTTACGGTTCTATGGCGATTTGCTGCGCTGCGCCCGTGGCGAAGAGCGCCATCAGGCGCGTCTTGCCGCTGCCGTTGTCTTCGGCGTAGATGTAAACGCCGTTTGCTGCTGGTGCGGCTGGTGCGGTTTGCTCAATGAGGCTGAGGACGCCGCCTGTCGTTGTGCTGCCACCACGGATACCCATGATGGCTGCGCCAACGCGAATCAAGTTCGTATCGCCTTGGCCGCCCGGCACGGTTGTGCTAGAGGCAAAGCCGACATAGGCATCCGACCGAACAGTAAATGCGTCCCAATTGAAATAACCTTCGCGAGTTGCTCCATTGATCAACTCCCACCCACCTGTCGTACTGAAACGAATCTTTCGGGCAGTGCCAACCTGCATTTCAATAGCACGAGCGACGCCGCTTCCAGTTTTGGTACTGAGAATTGTTGCCGTGTTGGCGGATGTTACGCCGTGATCTAACTGTATCCATTCATCGTTTGTGCCGTTATATGTCCCGTACACACGAAACGCCTGCGCCGCCGTCCCATTCCGCAGCGCGAGGGTGTTCGCGGCGTCGCGGAGAAGGATGGTGTCAGATGCGCCCCCTATGCTGGCGGCGGCCGCCCATGTAACCAAACCGTCAGACCTTAATTGGACTGCGTTCGCACCAGACCCGCCGCCACCAAACGAGAATCTCGCTGTATTAAATGAAAGAATAGACGTCCCACCAGACGAACTGCCAAGTGTATTGGCTATAACTGACCCAGCAAACGTAGCACTCAAGTCGCTTGCAATCGTCAGCGCCGTTGAGAGCGCATTCTGTGAAGTGCCTGAGCTACCAGCCGGAGCGACCTGAAAGATAATCGAGCCGCCCGCGCCCGTGCCGGTGCCAGCACTGCCCTTGATCGTGAAGTTCGTGCCTGCTGTGTTCGTCGTGCCAGCAACAACAGACTGAACGCCCAGCGTCTGCGCGACGGGAGCGGCAGCGTCGGCTGCTCCGAGTTGAAGAGAGGCCGCAGCAGCGCGGCTTAAAAGAACATCATCAGATGTTCCCAGCGTATATATGCCGCTATTTGCGCGTAACCGATATGAAGCGGCCGTCAAAACATGCGCTACAGCACTGGAAAAAGAAATTCCGAGCGTATTAGTCGCAACTCTATAAAACCCCATTCCACTATCTGATGAAAATCTTAGCGCAGGCGCAGCAGCAGTCCCATCTGCCGCAATTGCTTGCCCAGATTTGCTGACACTGAACTGGCTCGTCCCGCCCACCTGCAAATCCAGCAGCAGCGAGGCGCTGGCGGATGCCGTATCGGTGACGTTCATCTTGATAGCCGTGAACGTGGTTGCGCCAGCGTTCCACGTCTGGGTAACGTCAAACAGCGGCGCGGACGTCGTGACCGTAGCGCCCGTGAGCGTCAAGCTGCGAGTTGTGTCGTTCCACGACGTGCCCGACATGCCGGCAAACGAGCCGCTAGCGTTATACTGAAGCTGGCCCGACGAGCCGCCCGGCGTGCCGCCTCCGCCACCACCGGTGCCGCCCGCGCTGAAAATGGTGACGCCGCCACCCTGGTTTGCCTGGATGCTCATGCGTGCGTCCTCGTCATGCGTAATAAGTGACGTTCAGCGTGGCGCTGGCTGTCTGCTCGATAAACTTTATGCGGCTGAGGTCGCCGTCATAGCTCAGATACGTGCTGGTCGCCACGGGCATCCCCACGCTGGCCGTGGGGTCCGTACCGTCATCGCGCCAGCGCACGGCCTGTGATTCTGCGACAATCAAGGCCCGTGTCGCGCCCGTAGGTACAGTCAGCGCCGTTGCCGAGCTAAGACTAGTAATCCTTTGATAGCCAAGGCAAACTGTGGTGTATTTCAGGCCCATGATAACCTCACGCGAGGAATTTGAGCTTGTACAGGGTGCTTAGGTACAACCCGACAATCTCGTCGATGATGTTTTGCAGCGCAGTGTCGCTGCGGTCGCAGACAGTATATCGCGATTTTTCAATTTCGGCGAGGCTGTCTTCCAAGAACTCGACAATGTTGGTCGTTTTCTTGGCCGAATGCAGCGAAATCGGCCCGATCAAGCCGTGCCGGCCTTGGTACGCCTCGGCGAAATTGTCCGCGAGGTCGATGATTCCGTCATAGAAGCCGTTGAGCGCGCTGTGCTTGGCGAACGACCGCGTGTTCAGATGCACTGAATGTGCAACGTCGCGGGCGAGAAACAGGCAGCCTATAAATTCGGCGCATTTCATGGTTGTGGCACCATATCTGGCGGCATTTCGCCGGTTGGAGCGGGCATTTGCAGCATTTCTGGCGATTCTTGCATCTCGACGGGTTCTTCGCCCATCATTTCTTCTCTTTCGGGCAAGTTTCCGATCAAATCGCCAGTGTCGATGGCGGCCGCAATGGTCCCCATCACGATGTCTTGGATCTGCTCGGGCGTCATGCTGTTCTGCACAGCTGAAATTCGCTTGGTTTCCGCGTCATAAGCCTGAATTTCGGCCTTGAACTTGTCCGTCTCAATCTTCTGGGCTTCCATGCCGTCCTGAATGTGCTGGATCATGTCGGTCATGCGGTTCAGCTCTTGCGTCAGCGCCTCAAGCTGCTGCTTGGCTGCCGCCAATTCGGGCGACTGGTCTTCGCCGTCCATGACCTTGGGGTCGATGATCTTGGCAAACCGCTTGGCCATCTCCTGTGCGCCTGGCCAATCCATGTTCTTGATGAACAGATCGCCAGCGACCGTCCAGAGCTGCGGGTTGGATTGCAGCAGCATCGACATGGCGTCGAGCGCTTCCTGCCGCTTGGTCATGTAGCCGGGGCCGGTCGTGACGCACACGTCGTACACGCCGACGCTGGGGTTGTAGATCTTCTCGATTACGCCGCCGTTCTGGTCCCGGATCTCTTTCACCGGCTCGGGCTGTTGCGGGTTGATCTTGACCATGCCGACCTCGCCGTCGAGGCCGACAATGCGCGCAACGCGCTCGGTGTCGTATATCTTGGGGATCAGGTCTACAAGCTGCCGCGTGACGTGGCGGACGGCGCGGGACAGGTTGTCAACGTAGTGATATGTACCCGTATCCCCCTGCTTTTCGCGTGCCAGGATGGCCTTGCCCGACCGTTCGTTGCTGGTAGCGCCAAGTGAACTGTCGTACTGACCCGTGGTCGATTTGATGTCGTCAGACGCGCCCATTTTGGCTTGAATAAGCCCTGTCTGGGGCAGCGGAGGCGCAGCACGTTGCGGCAGCGGAAGAGGCGCGCCGGCGCCGTCAGTAACGTCCGGATTAACCTCCAGATACGGCCAATTGTTCGTGTTGGCCGTCTTCCACTGCTGCTCGTAGCCTTCAAACTGGCCTCCGTAGCCGATGAACGGCGCTTTGGGTGCCAACGCCAGCATCTCGGCTTCTTGACTGGTCCAGTAGTTGTACATGCGCTGGGCGTCTTTGGCGTTGCGCACAAGCCCGGACAGATAAATCTGGCCGTCTACCTCAAACTCGTTGCCCACGACGCGGACGACCGGAATCCACTTGCCTGCCCAGTCCTGCTCTTCCAGCACCTCGTAGCCGTTGGTCTTGAGCCACTTGACCTGCTTGCGCTCCGCCGTGCGTTCGCGCAGAGGTTTGCCAAACATGGACATGAGCTGCTTGTCCTGCGGGCTGTCTTTCCAGACCGATATGTTGCCCGGGTACAGTCGCAGCGTCTGTTTCTTGGTCTCGTAGTAGAAATATTCCGCGATGCGCACCGTGTCTTGATTGATCCACGCACTCAAGCTGGGGTCGCCAACGCCGTTCGCCATTAGCGAGCTGATTGGCGCTGCTTTTGGGAACATGCGCTCGTAATCGCGCTTGTCGATGTCCTCAGTGATGAAGCAGAACCGTGCGTCGGCGCCGCAGGGGTCTTGGATCATGGGGTCCATGTAGACCGAAAAAGAGTTGCGGATGCGCCCGATCTTGATATCCTGATCGAAACTGTCTTCGCGGCAGTACTCGGTCAGGATGCGGATGTAGCCTTCCCCATACGTGACCTGGTTGTCACAGGCCGTGTCATAAGCGACGTCGGCGTCCGAGATGTACTCGATGTGCCGGACCATGCCGTCAAAGACCTGCGCGACCTCGATGTCGGCCTTGTCGTCCGCTGGGATGACCTTGCCGGTCGGCCGATTCTGTCGCTGTTCGTTGGTCACCTGCCGGACGTGCTGAGGCAGCTTGTTGATGGTCAAACACGGGCGAGCGTTGATTGTCTGGCCCTGCACCGCGCCGCGCGTCGCCAGTACGTCTGCTGGCCACTGCCACTGATTGTCGGGCGACCCCGCCATAAAACGCAGATCGTCGAGCTCGTCCTCGCGGCTTTCGCTATACGCCGCCATCGCCATCGTAAAGCGGCTGCGCATCAGCGCCAGCTTGTCGTCATCCCGCATCACTTGCCCTTCTTTGGCGGCGCGTATGCCGACTTGCCCGCCGCAGCCCGCTTAGTCGCGTAGGCGATGGCCAAAGCGCGTTTCTGCGGTTTGCCGGAGGCCACTTCGGCCTTTACGTTGGCCCGAAACGCGTTTTTACTAGCGGATTTGATCAAGGGCATGTTTCTACGAGCCCATCCATGACGTGGAGACGGAACCATACCCCTGACGCGGGCGGCGGTCAACGGTAGGCCGGGCCTCCCTGTGCGCGACGGGGAAAGCGAAAGTAACCGCTATGGCGTCGGCGGCGTCGGGCGAGGCGAGCCCCCGGCTTCGCATGTCCTTTTTGCTTTCCAAAAAGATCGTCCCCTTGCTGTCCGGCTTCATGAGGGGTCCAATCAGGTCCGATTTGAGGTAGCGATCCTTCGGTATGCTCGCCGTCTTCAGCCATTCGCGCATTGCCCCCCACATCTCGGCGCGCTTGTTGCCCCACATCAGCGGGTTGCGCGACTTGATCCCAAAGTTGACGCCGCGGATCTTATACCGTTGCTCCTTGAGCCGGTCCACGACGCCGCCGCCGACGCCGCCCTCGTCGATCACGACCAGCGCCGGGCTGAACTCCTCGATGGCGTCAATGACGTAGCCCACGACCGTCATGGTGTCATCGCCTTGGTACTTGCGGATGGCCACGATGTCCCGGCCTTGCCGCACGGCAATGACCGTGCTGTCCGACCCGAACCGCGCCGGGTCCACGCCGATGACGATGGGTGCGCTGACGTCCTTGTACGGCGCCCGCGCCATGGCCTCGTCCACCGTGCGCGAGCCGATGAATTGGTCGTCCGAGGCGTTCGGAAACTGCCCGTACACCTCGACGTGCGCTTGCGTGCTGTCCGGCCCGTATTCGTCGATGATCTGCTGATAGACCTGCTTGTCGGTGCCCTCGACCTCGCGCGCGTCCACCATCATGTTGCGCCAGAAGTCGCGTTTGGAGTTGAAGCACTCGTAGAAATACCCGCTGTTGCGGCGCGGGTTCGAGAAGGCCAGCCAGAACCGGTGCGGCGTGTTTTCGGTAAAGAACCCCGCCGCGACCGACCAGATGGCGTCCACGATGCCCGACGCCTCGTCGAGCACCAGCATCATGCCGTCCACGTTGTGCGCGCCCGCGTATGCGTCCGGATTCTCGGCGCTCCACAGCCGCCCCTCGACGTACCAGTAGCGCGTGCCCTTGTTCAGGTCGCGCTCGACCAGCTCGGCCAGCCATTTGGCCGGCATGACGCGCGTGGCGCTGATCTCGAACCAGTGGTTGTTCATGGCCATGCTCAACCACTTGGATATTTCGGCCCATGTGATCGACCGCAGCTGCGCCTCGGAGTTGGCCGACACGATGGTCGTGGATCCGATCCGGGTGGAGATGAACCAGATCACCAGCCAGCTGACCAGCGCCGACTTGCCGATGCCGCGTCCGGAACTCACGGCCATCCGGAACGTGTCAAAGTCCACTTTGCCGTTGTTTTGCCGGATGTGCTCGGTCAGTTGCGCCAGCACCTCGCGCTGCCATTTGCGCGGGCCGTGGTAATGTTCCAGCGGCGTACCGCGCTGGTGCCACGGAAAGACGTACAGCACGAACTTGAGCGGATCGTCCTTGAGCGCCGGCGACCATAGCCGGGACATCAGGAGCTGCTCTTCCTCGGCGCTATAAATCGTCGTTTGCATGTGTCACGGTCGTGGGCGTTACGTCGATAAGGTCATGCACGCGCTGTTGCGCTTGCTCCAGGGCGGCTGTGATCGAGATGCGCTGCTCGACGTCCACGCTGATCTGTTGCTTGGCGACCCAGCCATGTTGGTGCTGCAGCATAGCCAGCGCCGCCTTGGTGTCGCCCGCCTTGGCGGCGGTGTACAGCACGTCGGCCATTTCGCGCTCGGCGTCGGCGCGGCCTTTTTGTTCGGCCATTTCGACCAGCGGGTCGAACTCGCGAAGCATGCGGTATTCGCCCGGGTGCATTCCGGCAGCCAGCGCCAGCGCCTCATTCTTGAGGCCGCGCTTGGCCGCGTTGTACAGCGCCTCTAGCCGCGCCTCGGTGGCGGCCAGTTTTTTGCGGGGGGCGAGCGGGAGTGAGTGGAAGCTCATTGCGAGATGATAGCGCCGGTCTGGATGTTTGGCAATGTTTTATGGTTTGTAACGTTTTGCGGTCTGCATAAAAATTTTTTACGTTTGCGGTTTGCATAAAAAATAAAAAAGTTTTTGCGGACCCTGCGTGACCGGACACCTCCGGGCGCAGGGCCCCCGCCCCCCCCCTCTCTCTCTCGGCGCGTGTGGCCGGTAGCCGGTAGCGCGATCGTGTGTGCCGCCTGGCGCGCGGCCGCGTGGCGCTTGTGGGCGCCACGCGCGGTAGTGGGTTACGCGGGTTCGGCCGCCAGTATTGCGTTGCGGAGATTGTCGTCGGCGCAATTGAGATGAAAACCCATACCGCCCCAAAAAACGAATACCGCGCTATGTGTGCGCTCTACGCGTCCAGCGATACCATCGAAAGAGAAAGCCCAGCGCTTTACCATTGTCTTTACCCCGTTTGTTTTTGTCGGCGAATCACCAACACAAAAAGGATAGCACAGGGCCGCCTTTACGCAAAACAGTTTTTTACAAAATGGCGAAAATATTTTGTGCTGTTTTGTTTGGCGCGCAAAGACGGCGCCGCCGCGGAGGGGCAGGAAATTAGTCTTATAGTCATTTAGGTCAAATAGTCATGACCTTTCCAATCGGCCAATATACGCTACTGTTACACTATAACATTTATACCTATCTACTAGACCGTATAAGTAGAGTAATGACTATTTGACTATAACAGCAAAAAACCATTGGTTTACCGCCAATTTCCCTAGGCAACGGCGCCGTCATCCGCCAACCCATTCCATGACTATCAACAACCGAAAACCACAACACTTTCTTTAATATTTACATCTGATATTATTGACATCTCATACACCACATTTTCGCCACATATTAGTCGCCCGTATAAATTCCTATTAAGGCAAAACCGCCACAATCTAGTCACGCTAGTCATCTGTTTTCAATTCCATTTGCAATACTATATGCTGCAATTGAAATTGCCGCCCCATGACTATTTGACTATTTTGTAAAAAAGTGTTTGACAGTATCCCGCCGGTCTGTCACAGATTGATTGTCAACACCGACACAAAGGATGTCACATCATGATGAAAAACCGGATTTTCTCTATGGAAAGCGCCAAGGCCGCGAAGGCGCAAAATTACGGGTATTTGAACGCCATCCACTACATGGCGCCAGCCAGCTTGTCCGGCTTCAATCTCTGCCCAAAATCAACGCCGGCATGCCGCGCGCTCTGCCTTGG